CTAACCGACGGCATTGTTATCATCTCCGTTCACTTTAGGTGCGCCACCAGTTGACTGAATGCCAGCTTTTACTTCATAAATTTTTTGTTGCCCTTTCTTAGATGCGTGAGTAAAGTTGTTATTCTTCCACCACGTCCAAATTGAAACAATCCCAGTAACGACTGTGCTTATAAACACTTCGTCAACTGGGATTGGAGAAATATGTTTGATTGCTAAAAACTGATTGATCCATGCGACTATTAATAAAATTGTTCTTACGATTGTACCGATATCCATTTGTTTGCTCCTTTTATCCAAAATAAAAAACGACTAAAAAATTAGTCGTTTAAAATTATTCAATGGTCAATGTCGGAGATCCTGAATAAACATCACTTATAGTGACATACAACATCCCTGAAGGATTACTAAAGTTGATATTTTTAATTGCAACTCCGCTATTGACTCCTGATATTCCTAATTCACTTGACCCTAAATTAGTTTGCGAAATCCTCATTATACCGCTACGTACATTTTCTATTGTCACCTGATAACTTTTATTAGGTTCAACTCCATTTATTGTCCATTTTGCTGTTGAATCTTCTATGCTATCCGGATATTTATTTTTAGGTAAGGGTTTTATTACAAAAGATGAAGGCTTTTTCCATATTTGGATATTTCCAGCATATACTTTTGTATATGCTTCGCCTTCGTAAATAAGCTTCTTTACATTTTTAAAATTACCTTCCATAAAAATCACCCCTTAATTAAATAAAGTGTATTAGGGTCTTTTTGATACAAATAATTATATTCTGTTTCACTGCCTGTCCAAATATTCAGTGACGGCTGCGAAGAACCGATAGGTTGATAAAGTTTATCTGCTTCCTCTTTTGTAAAAGCATTTGATGATAAAAGATAACGTTCATCATGACTGTGATTTATGTCTGATTTTTTTGATAAAGCATTTTCTAATCCTTCAATCTGTTTGATTGTATGACTATGATTTTTATCTGCATACAAACTGTTTAATGATTGCTTGAATCCCTCAAAATCTTCTGTACTAACTTTTGAGCCAATCTGTTGCAATACACTTTCTGAAATAGAGTTGTTTTGTATTGCTTCTGCTAATTCTCTTAATGTATTCATAGATTCAGGCGCGCTATCAACTAGTTCAGCAATTTTTGAATCCGTATACGTTTTAGAGTCGTTGAGAGTTGTATCTTTGATTTTTTCAACTTCTTGCAATTTATTTTCTAACCCTTCAACATTTGCGATATTGATTTTGTCCAATAACTCAGGTTCTGCTTTGATATCTGTATCTTTACCATCAATTTGCCACATTTTAGTGTCAGGATTGATTGATACTACAGTACCGTTTTTACCGGGTGCGCCTTGTTCTCCTTTTTTACCTGCTTCACCTTTTGCTCCAGGTTGTCCCGGTTCGCCTTTATCACCTTTCGCACCTTTAAATCTACTTTCATTCTTTTCGATGTAAGAAATGACATCTTTATCTATTTTCTCTTTAAAGTCTTTGCTCAATAAATCTGTCGCGTTATCTTTTAAAATTCTCGTAATAGCATCATCTACCAATTTAACATCGATTTCTTTTGCTACAGCAGATTCAATGCCACTATCAACGATATTGAAAGAAAAGTTCGCGACATGTATTTTTTCTTCTTCTTTCTCTAAAAACAGCTTACAACGAACATAACCAGCGTGTTTGATAACCTTTTTAGGTATCTTGTAGGTAATGAACCCTTTTACAACATCGTCCATAATAAGGGGCTCATTTTTGAATATAGAGCCATCTTCCATAAACAAATGCAATCTAGGTGTTAAGCCATGTGCTTTTAGATCGATACGACCTTGTTTGTCATTGATACCTATTCTTATAGATGCTGTATTTTCATCTTCAGTGTAAAATCGACAGCCAATGTCACCTAAGTCAACACCATCATTTTTTATTCTCGTTTCAACATCTTTTATTTTGTACATTTATACACCTCTTTATTTATATTTATCTCTTATAAAGTAGATACCTTTTAAGCCGATTTGTTTATATAGCTTAGCGATTGTACTAGCTTGATGTTGGCACCACTCTATAGCAGTAGCGTATTGGTGCGTAGCTGGATTCTTAGGATTCCATCTGATTCTGTACAGTGTATTCTGTCCTTTGTTGATGTAATCCTTTCTTACGAAGCTAGCACCGCCCATGATTGCTTTTGCTGGAGATGTCCAACCTTTATTCCTAGCAAACGTCATTGCGTAGTTAGGATTGTTGTCGTAAGCGCCAATACCGAAGTAGTTGTATACTCCATCTTTTCCGTTAGCGAAGTTACTTGTTCCATATCCACTTTCTAAGAAAGCATGCGCGATTAAATAAATTTCATTAATGTTGTGCTTTTTACAAGCTTCTGCGAACGCTTTACCTTGATTATTCAATGTCCCCTTACCTTTAAGTATCTTATTAAGCGAACTAACTGAAACGCCTTGATACTTGCCTAAATTAAGCATTTGGTAGCACTGCGTGTTACTTTCCCATATTCGTTTAACATTCATTGCTGAACTCGTTTGTGCTCGTGTAGCGTTAGCCCAACCCCAAGCATTAGATTTTTTCGGGTTACCTCTTGCCATTTGTTTATCCAGTGCTTGTTTGAATGTATAAGGACTCGTTTCTGTTATGATCTGCGGTTGTTTAGATGCCGAGCCATTATTAGCTGTTGGTGATGAGTCTCTTACATTCGCTATATCAGCGTTTTTATTATCTACCATAACTTTTATTCTAGATTTTGTTACTGTTGGTTTAGTTATAGAATTTAATAATTTTTCTCTGTTTTTAAATATATTAAGTAATGCCTTTTCTAATGCTTCGTATTTATCTTTAGGGGGAACACCGTTGTCAATCATATTCCAATTAACATGTTCCAACATCGAACGCCAAATGCTGTCGTCTACTTTTAAATTTTCAATACTTAGAGGTATCTCATATTTGGCCATCATATCTACAGCTACAACCATTGCGTGAATCTCATTAAAAATAAATTCATTTTTACTCGCACTATAATCTTCACATACGTCTATAACTATATAATCAGGTTCATTAGGAACTTCAAATACAGCTCTTCTAGGTGCCCAAATATTATGTCTGTCAACATAAAAGTGGGGATATTCTACATCCTGTTTGTATTTCTTCCTACTGTTATATAAACTTTCTACCGAGCTCATCGTTTGTGCGTTTCTAATCATTATTCCTTTAGGTTTTTCGAGTCGTCGATTACCTTCTACTATAAAGTGATAAATATATTCTGGATAATTAACCTCTTGGCTAGAAATAGTGTACTTTATAGTTGTTACATCTTTCCAAATTGGAACTTTTTTATTATTTTTTTCGTTATCATCACTATCATCTTCTGGTTTAGGTGCCGGCGTAGATTTCTCCGGATGATATGGTGGTCTAACAAAATATTTAACTCCTCCACCTGGTCCATCATGATAAGAGTGTTTGATTTTATACGGCGGACTTCCTGTTGCATTATTTGTATACCAGTTTTGATCCACACCATACCAATAGTCTTTTGTGCATGGCCCTACTACAATGTTCACATGACCTGCCCAACCACCAGTCCAAACACCCCAGTCGCCTGGTTGTGGTACAAAGTCTTTTGTATTTCTAATTATCTTGAAATCTCTACCTCTATAATTAGATTTCTGAGCCATAGCATCAGCATTTCCCCATGTTCTAAATCCCCAATATTTATCGAGTAAATAATTAGGTAAATCCCAGCATTGTGCTCCCATTCCAGAACCAGGTACATCAATAGCTATTTTGTTTTTAGCGATATATAACGCCCATTCAACCACTTCACTAGCTGTGGGCTTTCTATTTTTCGGATTAGGTAATCCCATGTATGCACCTCATTTCAATCAAAATAAAAAGCCAGTGCCGAAGCACTGACTCTTAACTGTTATTTACATTTACCAAACCAGAAGCACGCCCAGAAGCTATATCCTAAAATCCCTTTAAGCATGGTAATCACCTCCTTTAAATACCAAAAACAGTTCTTAGTAAAGCTATGACAATCGTACTGAAGATAGTCCCTATCAAACCTAGAATCCACATTTTTATGTCTCTAATATTCTTGGCATTCTTTTCTTTATTCTTTTCATCTTCTACCTTGTCGCGCTTTAATTCTTCAAAATTTCTATCTAATTTGTCATAAATCTTTTCTTGCGCTCTAAGACTATCTTCTATTCTGTCGAATTTTTCAAACATAGTCTTATCATTTTCTTCTAATCGCGTTAAACGCCAATCTTGTTCATGTCGTTTGGTAAATCCAAACATTATGCCACCCACTTTATTCAAATTAAAAAGCCACAAGCATTACACCTGTGACTTTTCATCTTTTGTTTCTGGATATTTTTCTCCAGTGATTAAAGCGTATTCTTCTTTATCGATTAAACCCTTGTCTACGTACCACTTAATTTGCTCGTTTTTATAGTAACCCCAAACATAAAAAGTTTTAATGTCTTTAAAAGTTGGATAAATCATCTTCATTATTTAAACGTCCCCCTCAGTACTTGTTTTGTTAGTTTTCAGTTCAGTCAACTGTTGTGTTAACATAGCGTTTTGTTGAGCTAATTCCATTGTTAATACGTTTACTTGTGCCACCTGCATTTGCATACTCGCAACCATTCCGCGAAGTTCCTCATCACTTAAATCTGACGCACTTTGTTGGTTTGATGCATTCGGTACGTCTTCTTTTTCGAAATTGCTATTGTATTTAATTTCGCCGTTTGTGAAAACAAACTTTCTAGGTTCGAACTCTTCTTTAAATTTAATAGGCACATTGTTATCATCTACATCTAAACTATTGCGTAAACCGCCAGTATTAACGAATCCGATAACTTCGTTTTTATCGTTTACTGTGATTTTCATTATTTCCACCCCATAATTTTAGTTATAGTAACTTTGTTGGCATTCGCTCCAGAACCTGATGTTTTACCTAAATCAAAGTACACATCGTTATCTATTCTTAAAGTAGTGCTACTTGTTTTGGATAGTAAGCACTCATAAATACCGCCACCGTTGCCGTCTGAGTCAACTACATTCGCTTTACTCAATTGAATCGCGTTAGGTAATGCAGTTAGTCCGAATCCCTCAATAACGCCACCTGGATAAGTTCCACTTACCAACAAAATAGAATAGTTTGTGTACGGTTCAGTTAGATTGATTGTTGTACCTACACCATTTGCGCCACCGTCGAACAATACCGTTGATTTATGTTCATTAGGAACTGTCCACTGTTGCTCAAGTCTGCCGTTTGTGATTGATCGTGTGTAAATCTTTTTAGAGTTATAAGGTGTGAAGTTAAATAGCTTGTTTGTATCATCTTTAACGAATACCGATAAATAACCCTCATAACTTTCAACGCTACCTGGTAAATCAGGCACACTTGTTACGTAATAATTCCCAGCGCCCAATGCTTCTAAATTACCTTTGGCGTTATATAAGTTCTTTTGGATTGATTGACCGTTATGTTCTGTTAACTTATGTTGTTGCCAACTTATACTTTGTAACTTACCATCTACATACTGTTTAGCTTGATTCAGTGTGTTGTTAGATATTTCTTCAACAAATTGCTTAGTTAAGTTTCCATCATTCTTTTTATAAAACGGGTACCACGTGCCGTAGATTTTGTATTTTGTGTACTCATCGTTTGAATCATCTGGGTACCATGTTGCACGAGCAGTATTATTATCAACAACATAAACAACTAACACACCAGATTTGCTTGATGTATAAGTTGATTCATCGAACGAAGAACCGTCATCAACACCATCTTGTCCGGGCTTCTCTAACGTGCCTATATCCGCCTTTTCTGGCGCATCTTTTGCATTAGTAATATGAATAATCATAGATGAGTTAGCGTGTCTTAAAACAGCTTCTATTGACTGTTCAGATGATTCGATCGCTTTACCGTAATCATCAGTAAGTTTAGACTTTTGCCAATTTGTTGTTGAATTACCTTTAACAAGGTCAGCGCCATTGATTTGTTGTTCAACTTC